GCCCGAGACGGATTCGGCGCAAATTGACATTGCCTACCTCAAAGGCCTGGGTTACTTCAATGACAGAGGCGGGATTGAGGGCCGGATGTCATCGCAGACAATCTACTTTAAGGAGACGACTTCCGGAACGTGGCAGCCTCTTGGTAATTACGCCTGGGTCAGTATAAGCGAAGGCGGATTGAATAATTGGTATACCGGCCAATTGCAAGCTGAATATATAACTGATATTGGATGGGCTTTTCCGGCCGGCAAACGATACGGTTTCGCGGCAAAGTGGGATAACGCCGTTTTCCCGAGCCCTGGATCATGGATCAATATTGCCGGGTTTTACGCAACCGTGGAAAGCGCCAACGCCAATATTCTAAACCTTACGGAAGGGCTTCCCTATACTATCCGGTATAGTAAGCCTTACAGCGGCGGCTGGGTGCCGGTAACTTCAGCGCATCCTCAGTTGGACACTTGGTATGTATGGCGGGCGACGGCCAGTCCGTTCGTGGTAGCGCTGCACATCGGCTTTCCGTACAAGGCCCGCTGGGATATCAAGATCGAGCAGATTGATGATGTTCCGACCGATACCCGCTACGCAGGACAAAGGGCCATCGTTGCCGTCAAGTCGTTTGCCAGTGGTGTCGCACCCGTAGCGCCGGACGTTCCCGTTACCCTGATGGAAATCAGGATCAAGGCTACCGATCAACTGAGCGGGACACTCGACAACCTAAACGCCGTGGCAACCTCAGTCCTGCCAGGCTGGAATGGCGAGACGTTCGAATACAAGGCAACGCGCAATCCGGCGGAAATCTTTCTGGATCTTCTGCGCGGGCCGGCGAACAAGCGCCCGATCCCTGACTCACGTATCGATTTCGCCACCATCAAGCGGTGGAAGGAACGTAACGAACGAATCGAGACGGGATTCAGCCAGCCGAACGCTTACTGTGATTTCGTTGTCGACAAGAGCTATACCCTGTGGGAATTGCTGTCGTCGGTTGCCTCGAATGGTCGGGCCATGCCGACGATGAAAGACAATAAATATTCCGTCATCATCGACGAAGAGAACCTCACGCCGGTACAGACCTTCACGCCGCGCAATAGCTGGGGACTGACATCGCAAAAGGCCTTTTTGGATATCCCACACGGACTGCGTGTCAAGTGGATCGACCCGAGCGCCGACTACAAACAGGCAGACGGGATTGTCTATTCGCCCGGCTACAACCTGTCGAACGCAACAGTATTCGAGGAATACCAGACCTTCGGCATCACGACATGGGAACAAGCCATCCGCGAAGGTCGGGTAACGCTGGCCCGCGGCATGCTGCAACAGGAGCAATTCAACCTATCCACCGACATCGAAAACATCATCTGTACCCGCGGCGACCTGGTTTATGTGGTCCATGACGTTCTCAAGGTTGGCGGCTGGTCGGCCAGGATCGAGGCGATTAACGGATTGAACGTTACCCTCGATTCGGACATGAAGATGTTCGAGGACCCGTTCGGCGTGCGCTTCCGTTCCGACCAGGCCGTCATTTCCAACGTCATCGCGGCCACCGTTGTCGATAACCGGACGCTCGGATGTGCATCGGTTCCGTCAACGGCCAAGGTCGGCGACTTGATCCTCTACGGGACGACCGGGAAAGTCGAGGGCAAGTATTTCGTCAAGGCGGTTCGTCCCGGAAAAGACTTGACGGCACAGATCGATTTCATCGAATACGCACCGGGAATCTACGATGCGGAACGGGGAACGATTCCCCCCTACATTCCCCAGCCGGGCTCCACCGAATCCTTCACGCCGCAACCCGTTCGCAACCTGACGGCCCGGGTGATTGCCTGGATCGACAAACGGATTCCGAAGGCGGACGCCTATCTGCAATGGGATGTCCCGGACACCCGCGGCTTCCTGCCGAGCTACTACCTGATCTATCAAATTTTCCCGGACGGAACGCGCACTGAAGTCGGGCGGGCATCCGATACGAGCTTCCAGGTGCTGGCCGGCGTCGAGACGTGGAAGGAGCCCTTCTACGGCGCATCCATTCCCTACGAAGTCGTGCCGGTATGGCCAGGCTACCAAGGCCCGGCGGCGGGTGTCTCCGTGCAATTGCCGGCCGACACGATACGGAATCCAGATCCGCTGGCGAGCGTCTCCGCTGAAGTCCTGGCGCGAACGGTGCGCGTCAGTTGGCCGGCATCCGCCGATCCGTACCTCGAGTTCTACGTGATCCGCTATGGCCCGGCAGGCTCCACCTGGGACGACAACGCGGCGACGGAGCGCAAGATCAAGGCCAATACCATCGACCTTGGCGCGATCTTCCTGGCCGGCGACTGGCTGGTATTTGCGGCCATGGAAGACATCTACGGCCTGCGCTCCAGCGACGTTTCCGGGGCCTTCACTATCGAGCGCCCGAAGCAAGTTCCCGTTGCAGGCAACTCTGTCGGCAATACCGCCTTCCTGCGCTGGGGCACCCTCACCGGGACGGTATCCGGTGAATGGACGGCGCAGACTTCCTTCCAGATCGAGTATTACGAAATCGTCAAGTCCAAGCTGGCGGCCGCCTACCTGCGCAAGGGTTCATCGAAACCATTCCGTCTTCCGCATAGCCTGGGTGTCATCCAGCCGGAGACGTTCGCCAAGATCGAGTCCCGGGCTTCGAAGGCCGCACCGGTTTATGTGGGCAAGTATTCGGGAGAATTCGCTGTTTTGGATGAGCAACAGCCTGGCGAATGGGAGTATTGCATCGCTGGGGTGGACTACGCCGGCAACCGTGCCGATCCGGCCTGCCTCATCCTCACCCTCGCGCCGCCGGATAACTACTTCCTGCTGGATCAGATCGACAACCTCCTTCCCGAGCCGGAGACGACCGAAACCAACGTTGCCGATAGCGGAGTGCCGTTCAACTGGATAGCGCCGGTCAACACGACTGAGACATGGACCCAGCATTTCGCCGGGCCAGGCTGGCAGACGATCAACGATCAAATTGCTGCCGGCTTCCCGATCTACGCGCAGCCTGCCAATACGACGCCGGCCCTGGTGTCCTGGGAGTACGACTACATCAATCCATTGCCGCCGCTGATGGTGTCGGCTGATGCGACGTATGACGTGCTGGCGCCAGCGCCGACCGTGACGATGCGGCTGTGGGCCAAGCTCTCGGGCGGGACGACCTGGATTCTGATGCAGCAAGCGCAAGATTCCGCCTCGAGCTTGTTGCCAGCGAATACCCGGTACGTCAAGGTCGATACGGAAGTCGCCACCAGTCCAGACAAGAAAGGCTTGGTGCTGCTGACGAATGTCTCCTATCGCATCGATGTCAAATACAAGGACGACTCCGGTATTGCCACGACGGCGGCTGACGGGCAAGCAGTGGTTGTTTTCAACGTTGACTTTGTAGATATCCGTGGGGTGTCTATCACCAGCATGGACGCGAATATCACCTACGGCCGCGCGATCATTGCCTTCGATCAACAGAGCATGACGGTCTATACGTTTGGCGCAACAGGCTTACCCGCGGGCGGCAAGTTCTCGTGGATCGTGAAAGGGGTTTGATATGACGATTGACTATGCCCATCCGTTGCCGGCCGACCTTTACGACTCGGCCACCCAGCCGGACGTGCTGGAATATATCCGGGACAATATGATTGCCAATGCCAAATGGCTCGAGGGCATGGATCCGGCAGGGAAGCAAACCGGGTTCAAGCGGATCAATAGCGGACTGCTCGAGGAATGGAACGGGACGGCATGGGTGAGCAAGCCGCTGGGTTATGTGCCGAAGACGGGGGCAACTGATATCACGGGTTCGCTTGGAATGCAGACGGCGGGCTTTGGTGGCTATCAAGTCCAGATTACGGATGCACCCGCCAATAAGAAGAAAACCATGATGGCCGGGCAAAGCGATGGGCAGAGTTATTTTGGGCAATTGAATGATGCAGGAAGCACCTGGACAGCCGGAATGAAGATAGGTGCCGATGGCAAGGCCTACGATATTGCAAGTGGTTTGCCGTTCGTGACGACTAATCCGGTGGGGGCTTATTTGCCGTTGACGGGCGGAACGCTGACGGGACCGTTAACCGTTAATGGAGGGGCAATCTCTATTAGCGGCAGTGCCGGGACGCCCAGGGTTCTCTATTTCTTGACCGCGGGGGCCAATCGCTGGGTAGTCCAGACAAACGTAGGTGCCGAGACGGGGGGTAATGTCGGCTCTCCTTTCACCATCGACCGCTTTAGCGATACGGGCACTTATCTTGGTACACCGTTTACCATCAACCGCAATGACGGCTGGGTGACCTTTGCCAATAGCGTCACGATTAATGGGCCGCTTACGCTTCCTAGCGGTATTACCGCTGCCGGCGTCATGAACATGAACGGCACGCTCAATGTCAACAGCAATATCGAACTGGGAGCAAATGCTACGGGATCGACGCCTTTCATCGACTTTCACAGTAGCTCATCGACCATGAATGATTACGACGGCCGCATCATCGGCACGGGCGGTGGTTCGTCTAGTGGGCAGGGCATATTGAATTATCAAGCCGCTTCTCACGGCTTTACAGGAGGCATCAACGTTACTGGGCAGTCCACTTTCACCGACACTCAGGGCCGCTGGTCGCTTTCCCTGATGGCGCCCGATGGCTGGCGCAAGAATTTCAGCTGTATCTCGGGCGGCACCCTGAGCATCCTCAACAGCGCCAATACCCTGTCGGTTGCCGAAGTGTCGGATGGCGGATCGCTCAACATGATGTTGGGCTATCGCAACCGGGCAGGGCGCCAGGGTGCGACCACCGGCAACGATTTCAATTTCTACTGGACCGGCAGCGTCTTGCAGGCCTGGGTCGACAACTCCAACGTAGGCAACATCTCAGACGAACGGGTCAAGCACCGGATCGAGCCGATGCCGTTGCTGACCGAGGACACCTTCGCCCGAATCAAGCCGATCCGCTTTCACTGGGCCGACGTCGGCATCTTCAAGGATGACGGCCGGCCGCACTGGGGCTTCAGCGCCCAGAATATCAAAGCCGCCCTGCCCGAGGCCCTGGTGGGCGATACCAAGGCCGTGCAGGAGAATGGCGACCCGCAACCGGCAAGTATCGATGATCGGGCCATCCTGGGACAGTGCGTGCGACAGATCCAGGCAATCAACGCGCGAATGACGGCCGCTGGGCTTTAAAGGAGTTCGAAATGGAAAAACAGTATGAATTCAAATTCAGCGCAAGCGCCGTGGGCTATATCCTGGCGCTGTTGAATAAACGCCCACGCGAGGAATCGAACGAGTTCTACCTGGCCATCGAACGAGCCGTCAAGGAGCAGGACGAAGAGGCCGAGAAAAGCGTTGCCGATGGCCAGGTGATGCCGGCCGGAATGCTGACGGCCAAACAGATCCAGAGCAACGGCGCCGACCGAGATCCGGCAGGAGGTTGACATGGGCCTTCCCGCAAAGTATCCGCTGGCGATCTACCGCGGCGACACCTTCCGCATCGCCTTCAGGCTCTGGAAGGACCGGGACAAGACCGAGCCGGTCGACCTGACCGACATCGACGTCAAGGCCGAGGTGCGCGACAAGCCCAGCGGTTTGAACATCACCCTCATGAGCACGACGGTCGAGCTGCCGAACCTGATCGAAATGGAGATGTCGGCGGTAACGACCGGCACGCTGCCGGCGGTGGGCGCCTGGGACTTGCAGCTCACGTATGCTTCGGGCGATGTGACGACGATCCTGGCCGGGAGCGTGACCGTGACGCCTGACGTGACCGACTCGACCCGCAGCATTGCCACGGTGTCCTATGCGGCGAGGAGTTCGGCATGAGCACTGAAGTCCTGAAAACCATCGTCGTCGAGATCGCTACCGACGAGCCGCTGCAGGTCATCGACGTCGAGGTCGCCGAGGTCGGCCAGCAGGGACCGCCGGGCCCGGCCGGACCAGCAGGGCCGCAGGGCGAGCCTGGACAGAGCTACACGACGTTCGAGTACATGTACGACTCGGCCACCATCGAGCCGCCGACGAGCAGCGAGGTGCGCTTCAACAATTCGAGGCACGACCTCGCCACCAAGGTCTGGCTGCACAACATGTCGTCGCTCGGCAAGGACAACGCCAACGCCTTTACGCTGGTCGATGTCGGCAGTCGCCTCTTCATCCAGGACAAGGACGACGCCACCCGGTGGGTGAGCTTCGATTGCACCGGACCCGGTGTCGCCAAAACAGGTTACTTCGAATTCCCGGTGGCCTGGCGCGACTGGGGGACCAATCCCCTTGTGCAGCAGCGCGTGCTGGTCAATATCGCCACCAAGGGCCTTCCTGGGCCACCAGGACCGCCAGGGCCGGCCGGCGCGCAGGGATCGCAGGGTCCAGCAGGTCCGGCGGGTCCGCAAGGTATCCAGGGGCCGGCTGGGGGTACGGCTTACACCAATTCCGAAACGGAGCCGACGACGAAGGTTCTCGGGGATCGCTGGTACGTGCCTTCGACGGCGCGGCTGTATACGTACGTCAACGATGGCACTTCGAGCCAGTGGGCGGAACTGCCTGGTGCTGCGCTCCAGTCCTATGACCTGGGCGGCGGCTGTACTGGGGCACCGATCGCATCGCTGGTGCTGATGCGCTATCCGTTCCCGCGCGCGGCGACATTCCCTGCCGGGCTGACCAATAGCAAAGGGGTGGCGGCGACGGCGGCGACGGCTCAGACGGATTTCAACCTGCTGAAGAACGGTGTTTCGTTCGGCACGATGCGATTCGCGGCGGCGGGGACGGTGGCGACGTTCATTGCGGCGTCGGCGACTTCATTCGTCGTGGGGGACGTACTCATGGTGGTGGCACCGGGAACACCGGATGCGACGTTGGCCAATATCGGCTTTACCTTGGCCGGGTCGAGGTGAGCCATGTTGCTACATGCAGATGGATTCGATCACTATGCCACGGCGGATTTGACGAAGAAGTGGACGGCTATTCAGGGTATATCAACTTCTACAATTCTGCCTGTATCGGGGCGACGTGGAGGAGGTGCGTTTTCAACAGCGACTGCCAGTGGTTGGGCAACTAAAACCTTACCTTCTTCGCCTTCGACGGTTATTGCTGGTTTTGCGTTCAGGCCCGCCAATAATGGCGCTGCCAATCATCGTTTTTTCTCATTGCTGGAAAATGGGGCCTATCATATTTATTTGAATTTCAATGCTGCAAATAAGATTGACGTAACTAGAAATAGTACCTTGCTTGCCACAGGTTCTGCCGTGCTATCTATAGGGGCCTTTTACTATATTGAAGTCAAGGCCACGATTCATGACACCACTGGTGCGGTGACGGTACGTGTTAATGGGCTAAATGATATTGTCTTAACTAATGTTGATACGCGTAATGCGGGTGCAGGGGTTATAAATCAAGTTGGAATTGGCGATCCTGGTACGTTTGGGCCAACTGGTGGTGCCATGTGGGATGACTTCTATCTCTGCGATACCTCCGGCACCACCAACAACGATTTCCTCGGTGATACCCGGGTCGATACGCTCTATCCCAATGCCGATGGGGCGTACAGTGCGTGGACGCCGAGCGCGGTGAATGGGGCGCATCGGTATTGGCGGCTGTATGTAGACGCTGTTTTAGGTGGTACTGTTATTGCCCTGACTGAACTTGGGCTCAGTCTTACCTCTGGTGGAGCTACCGTAACGACTGGCGGTACAGCGAGTGCCAATAGTGTAAGTTCAGGTTTAGCGGCTAATGCGTTTGATGGTAATAGTGGGACTTGGTGGGGTACAGCCAGTTCTCAAGTGCCCGGTTGGATTGCTTATGACTTTGGGGCCGGAGTCACTAAGAATATCAAGGGGTTTAGTCTTACTTCGCAAAATAGTGCCTCATATGCGCAGACTG